ACTCTTGCGATAGGTGACGCTAAGGGTATGGTCCAAACTATGATCAAGAACGATGCGTTTGAAAAGGCCGAACGTAAAATCAATCAATTAAAATACCTAGAACGTGCATTAGATGCTATCGAGAACGGAAATAAAGAAACACCAGATTTTATTAAGACAGCAATGAGCTCAGCAGTAGCTATGACAGCGGCACACTATTATCCAGACGAAACTGGAAGCATTTCTAAACCAAGATACGGTGGTAGCGGTTATTCAACAGAAAGATCAGAGGGTATAACAAAACTCCTAAAAGATCTAACCAACGGGGATCAGAAAAAACTAGGTACAGTTCTATCTTTCTTTAAGAGGAGCTTGATATCAGGATGAAACTCAATCAATTTTTTGAAGGCATCACAGTCTCCGAAGCAAACGTTGCGGCTAAGATCAAAGATCCAAAGACTATTAAAATGATTCGTATTGCCATGACACACGATGGCACACTACCTAAAGCTGATCTAGCAAGACTAGGCACTAAACCATCTGATCAGGAAACCCTGGATCTATGGAGTCGCTTGTTAGATAGATCACTATCCAATACACGTTATGGAAACATATCCACTGATGGTAAGTTTGACGAATGGCTAACACGTCTTTACATGAACGGTCAAGCGGACTTTGAAGATATCAACGGAGAGGGTGGCGATGCTCTAGGAGCATGGAAAGCACTTAGTATCCGTGGCAAGCTAGGGCAGAATCATCAGGACTTGAATAAGTTCAAGAGTATTAAACAAATACAGTCCATCATAAACAAACAAGAATATAGAGATGAGCTAAGACGTATAGCAGATGCTGAAGTGATTGAAAAACACAAGCGTGAACGTAAAGAAATCATCTTAGTAGATAATAACAAGTATATGGTTATATTACCATTGAACTACGGTGCTTGCTATACATTTAACAACTCAGTTGGTATTCAAGCTAACTTCTGTACAGGTAGCTCAAGCGGACTAAGTTGGTTCCGTAACTATGCTCCAGATGGTCCTGTGATTTCAATCGTAGACAAGGCTAAAATAAATGAAGTAGAAGGCAAATGGCAGTTACATGCTCCTACACGTCAACTTGTAGATGCAGAACAAAATCGCAGACATGATACTAATTGGAATGATGAGCGTTTTAGTAAACTATTCCCAGGACTTATGAAAGAAATAGGCAAGGGAATGGAAGCCAAAGCCGCTGAAATTAACGAAGCTTCCAAAGAAATAACTGATGGCAAAGGCTATGACGTAGCCAAAGCTGTTGCAGACTTACAAAAAACCTACCCATTAAGTTGGGCTAGCGAACCAGAAAAAGCCGACGAGCCAGAAGATGGCGAAGGCACATGGATAGTAACTCATAAAGAATCTGGCAGGTCAGCACGTATCCCTGCAGAAAGTCTAGCAGACGTGAAACATAAGTTACTACAAAGACATACAACTGCTAACCTAGCTGATTTTACATTCAAGCTAGAAAAAGCAGAAGACTAACACCTACCTTAGGACGTTATCGTTACTTTAGGTGTGCCCGGGTGCTGGGCTAGGATGGTAAGGAGTCGTGCCCTGGGAGCCATTCTTGAAGTGACCGCAGATAAGAAAATACCACCCTAGGGTGGTATTTTGCTTTACGGATTATAGTATAGTAAACTTAAAAGGCTACGCCAAATGTATTATTTTTTTGCGCCGTTTACAAATGCATACATCTTCTCTGCTGTTTCTAAAACTTTTTCAAGTCCTGGAAACTCTGGCATATCTACCTTAGTAATAACTTGTCCTGTCTTTTCATCACGCTGAACTGACATTTCCCAACCTCTAAATTTAGAGTGGAATTCTTCGCTAACTAAGCCCTTGGCCATATCTAAGATATCTGTACGGATTTCGTAACCGTTCTTGTTAAATTTAACTTCTGGTAGTTTTGGAGTTAGATCGGACATATTAAACTCCTGCTTTCTTAGGACTAAATGCCTTAACAGAATCGTTAAAATTCTTAACGGCTGTTTCGGTGACTTCTAATGTATTTTTGTAAGATGTCTTAGCAAACTTAGTTTGAGCTTCGATTAGCTTAACTAACTCTGATTGGACTTTTTTATCTGTAACGTAAGTCTCTACGAAAGATTTTTGTGTACCGCTAACGGTATCGATGATTGAATCAAAATTAAACATATTTTTCTCCTGTGTGTATGTTTGTGTTTCATAGGTACTTCTTTTTCCCTATGTACTATTATATATGCCTAACGGCAAAAATACAACTACTTTCTGAACTTTTTTGTTCGTTCTTTAATAATCTTAACTACTGGTTCTGCTAGAACAACTTCATAATGATTAAAGTCTACTTCTACTAGTTCCATATCCTCATGATGTTTTTGACTGGCAATAGTCACTACCCCATCGTTATGGGCTAGCATAAATGGACTTTGACCTTTTACAGTTATAATATTAGTCCAGGGATGCTGTATCTTTATCTTATCTGCTTGTTCAAACGCCCAACTATTAGGACCGATATCTCGCATTAGACGGCTAAATGGTAAAAAGTATTTGGCATACTCTGCTACTTCTGCGCCACCATAAGGTGTGCTTAGAGTAACTGCACCTACTACTTGATCAGGCATGGCATTGGCAATATGGAGTGCATATATACCTCCCAGACTATGGGCTATAAATGCCATATCTTTTTCATCCTTCAACTGCTCTATCATTTCTGCTAGATTGTTTTTGAACCCGTTGCGGCTGTCGTAATTGATATCTATACCTTTACCTATCTTGCTTCTGATAAAGTTAAAGCTGTCACTGGTAGCACTAGCCCCGTGAATGTATACTAACGTCATCACTTACTCCCAAGGAGTTGGCGGTGGTATTTCGCAGGGACCTTCTGCAGGTTCTGTACCGTAGTCAGCTGGGGTAATGATTTCCAAATACTCCATGTCCGGACTGTAGTCGTACAAATAGTGTACGATGCCTGGACGTTGCTGTACGCAATCGCCTGCTTCAACTAGGTGTATTTTGTCTTCATACATAAACTTAGCCCAACCCTTTAGCATGTAAACGATTTGGAACTCAGCTACGTGAATGTGCCAGCCTGTGCCACCCGAACCTTCTGGGGGTAAGTTAGCTTTGGTAATGTGTGCAAGCACACGCCCGTGTGTTGCATCTGCCACGCCCAGATCCTTGTAAAGAAAAAAGTCGCGAAGCCCGCCACCTTTGAACTCTACTTCGGAACCCTTAACGTGTGAAAATTTCGTAGTCATCTAGAAGACCTCCTGTGTGTGTATTTACGCCGTAGGGCGTGATATTACTCGCCGTAGATTGCTTTGGCGTCGGCAATTCTGCCTTGACGTGCTAGATGTGCGGCATATCTTGCTTGGCCTACAGCTTCTAACACTGTCCAAATAGACTTTAATATAGATTTCATAGTCCACGTCCCCAGTACTTTGCTTCAGTTTCGTATTGACGTTGCCAGTAGTCTACATCGGCCGCGTTGGTTGGGTTTTTGCTGTTGATATATTGTTCCAAACGGCTTTGATATTTCTGTGTTGGAAACATTTCTGCTAGCTTTTCTAGGATAGAAAGCATTTTCATTGATATTGTTGTCATTTTGTGATCCTTTGTTAATGTGTAGTCACTCATGGTTTCTACTGAGTATTTAGTACACTATACATTACATATAGATTAAATCAACCTTGCGTTTCGCCAATGATTCTGCTATGCTTATGGTAAGTTGACAATAAATATCAGAACAAGGAGTCAATGTGAAACGACATACCCGTAGTTTACTCGAAGAACTTAACGATATTGCAGTTAAGAAAGATACCGAAGCAGTGATCGAATCACGTGCAGTACATGTTATCAATTCGGCTATCAATCTATTAACCCTTATCCGTGAAAACTTTGATCCGGAGACGGCCTACGAATTAGAAAGGCGCTTGCTTAATTCAATAAAGGGCGCAGATCCTGCTAAATTCACTAGAGGTATACGTAGACTACGTGAGTCACGTAGTGAAAATAATGTGCTGAAAACTCTAGAAGATACAGCAAAACCTTCTCAAATCGACTGATTTAACATCCAATCCCCTAGGTTTTTTCAATAATTGGTAAATATTATTACCAAAGCTCCAGAGTAGGGGCTTAAGGGTCATACGAGAAATCAAGGAGATATATTATGGCTTTAGGAATTACACGTTTACACGGTACCGCAGAAACAGGTGCATCAAGCAACCTAACAGGTACAAAATCTAGCTTTTTCAGTGGCTATCAACCACTATTTGTAAAGATCCAAACAGTTTCAGCAACTTGGGACTTTACAACAGGCGCTTCAGCTGTTAACAGCGAGTTCGAACAATTGATTCGTGCCGCAGAAACAGTTGGTTCCGTAATTATGTACGGTGCTCCTGCTAACGCGGCTTCTAGCTCAACAGTAGTTGTTGCTTTTGACGCGGCTTCTGTTAACCAAGGCGACGGCACAGGCGGTCAATCTGGTGCTACAACAGGTTTTGGCGCATTGAAAACCGCTTTGGCTGGTGCAGGTTCATGTGCCGCTAGCGATATCGCTATCACAACATACACTGGTTTCACTGGTGCCGCTTTATCTTAATTCTTAATTAAGTTAGCAACAGGAAGGACGTTTTTTAACGTCCTTTCTTTTTGACTATAAATATCTAACAATTAACTAGGTATATATGGCACAGGTAGAATTAAAAACTCTTATTGATATCACTAACACAGATGTTAGGCGGCCCAATCAGGGAACAGCAATTGAAGCAGATCAGTATCGCAACTGGACTACACTGAAGCAATGTATCGAGCTTAGGAGTCTAGTAGAATTTGACCACGATCCTACGAGCGAAGTAGTAGACATCGCTGATCTAGGATTTGGCTCAGCTTATAAAGGCAAGCATAGGGTATGGACATTTAGATTCTTTCCGGACCAAGGCGGTGCTTTCTCCACAGGCGAGGATGAATTAGGATTGTTACATACAGCCCTCGACCAAGTTCCCATTGTTAAAAATCTCACAGAAACAATAAATACTAGCAGGTCCGTGTTCGACCTCAGTGACAATAAAAACAAAAATACCTCCATTAGGCTCATTTAGGCAAAGTTAGATTAGAGAAAACTATCTTAGGAGAATAATGGGATGTCAACACCCCAAACTACAGAATTAGAGAAGACTAGCCTTGAAGCTCACGTAGATCTATGTGCATTGCGCTACGGCCAATTAGATCAACGTCTAACCAGCATCGAAGGCAAAGTAACTGTACTTCAACAAACTATAGAAAACGCCCATAACAGCATGACTAAAATCCTTATCGGTACAGCAGGTACCGTTATTTGTGGAGTACTTAGTTTATTAGCTGTTATTATTACTAAGGGACACTAATGCGTATTAGTGAGCTAGTCCGCGAAGATCGCGTAGATGAATTCTTACCCGCCGTTGGTGCGGCAGTAGGGGGACTAGCAAGAGGAGCCCTAGCAGTCGGTCGCATGGGCGCACAAGCAGTAGGTCAAGGAATCAAAGCTGTAGGTCAAGGCGCAGGCCAGGTCGCAAAGACCGCAGGCAACACACTACAGAAATCAATCACGGCGGCTGGTTCACAGGGCGCCAAAATACTAGCCAATCCCAAAGCTATTACTAATATGCCTATCAATCAGCTGACCAAGGCTATGGGAGTTCCAAATCAAGGCGCACTTCCGCCAGATCTAAAGAAAGCGTTCGGTCTAGATAAGATACCCGGTAATCTTATGGTCAAGAGTGTTAACGGTCCGGGCAATAAAGATTCAGTTGAAGTAGACAGTTCACAACTTGGGTCGCCTATATCCTTAAACAAAGATACTTTTGTTGGCGCTCTAGGTAATCTAAAGAAACAACAAGCACAGCAGGATGCAGAGCAAGCTGAAAAAGATGCTCAACAAGCAGACAGAAATCAAGTACAATCAAGTTCGGGTGGCGCAGGTGCATCCGGTAGCGCAGGCGGCGCTGGTGGAGCAAGATAATGAGAATCCACCAATTAGTATCAACCCCATCAATCATTCTAACTAACGAAGAAAGCAAATTCGTTAATAGTCATCCAAAAGAATTTCCTATAAGCAGTCTCTACAATAGAGATCATGTTATCGCTCAGACCCTTGTACGCAAGGGAGTTTATGAAATAAGTAACGATAGTAAGAAATTAATCCTAAAACATGATGACGAACCTAACTCCGAAATTATTTGAAGACGTCAAATACCTAGCCAGCAAGGTCAAAACTGATCTCAAAGGCAAGGGCTTTGTTGTACCTGCTAAAAGCAAAGATGGTTCTGTCCTAGTAGGTGACTATACTATTACCAAGAGAGATGACGGGTTTTATGTAATGAAAAGCAGTAAGACTATATATGGTCCTATTAACCTAGCAGAGTCCGCTATCGTTACAGCCAACAATCTAGCACTTGGTAAACAAGTAGATCACAACTTACTAGACAATGACAAGTGGTTTGGCTACAAAAAGTTTGATGAAGAAGTAAGTCTACATGGAGCCAAGGTGTGCAAACGCAAGGATCCCGATCGTGCAGACATGTTGCTAGTCAAAGCAGAATTAGCCAAGTTACAGAAGAATCAATACAAACAAAGCATTTTAAGCGTGTTTAACCAGATTCGTAGGCTTAGGTAATTGGATAAACGAAATAAATACAATATCGGATTTTTGGAACTAATATGAACACAAACGACCTTTCTAACCCAGTTACAGCGGCTCAACTAAATGAGACTATGTACAAGAAATTTGGCGTCAAAGTCAACTTCGATAAGTACACACGTGAGCAACTAGAAGATTATCGCAATCTACTACGTAGCAAAACTTATCATGCTGAAACACAGGCTAACTTTAACTCACTTTTACACGATGATGTTTATCAACGTGACAAGTACATGTTGAACATGCTTAATCAGAAGATCAAAGAAATGTTAGGTGAAAGTATTGCTGAACTGAAATCAACCATCGCTGAACGCAAGTTGACTTCTGCAGAAAAAACCAAAAGAGAAAAAGAAGTTAAGAAACTTAAAGGTCAAAAATTTAAAGGCGGCGAAGAAGAAATGTACGCTGTCGCTACAAATATCGCCAAGGGTAAAAAAATGAATACAAAGAAAAAAACAAACGAAGGTATGGAAGGCCATCACATGGCACACTACCATGCACAAAAATGTGCAGAAGCCTATCATGAAGGCATGCTAGAAGTAGCCATGCATCACAAAGCTGAATGCGAAAAGTGCGGTGGTTCCGTAACTATGGGACGTGGCGGTGTACATCATACTCACGCTAAACTAAACAACGGTATGCCATATGAGTGTTCAGGCATGTACGAAAGCGCAATGCAAGAAGGCAAAATGCCAATGAAGACAGTCAATGGCAAGAAGGTTCCTGCTTTTGCGGCTGATGGTAAAGGTAAAAATGACCTTACTAAAAAGAAGGCAAAAACAGAAGCTCTTGATCCGGTAGGCAAAGAAGACGATGATGTCAACAATGATGGCAAGAAAGATAAGACAGACGACTATCTAAAGAATCGCCGCGCCGCAGTAGCTAAAGCTATTGGCAAGAAGAAAGTTAAAGAAAGTCTAGTACAAAAAGTTGTGCGCATGATCAATGAAGATCAAGAAGAAAAAGCCAAAGACGTTACCGCAGGTATTGACATGGTTAACGACTTCACATCATGGATGCAACGTGTTGGTCAATATCAAACTAAGTCAATGATTGAATTATCAGACAGCATCAAGGCAAACTTTGGTCCAGAGATGGCAGAACAATTCAAAGCCACAGTTGAAGGTGCCTTACAACAAGCACAAGAATCTCTACGCCAAGCACGTGAGACGATCAGTGGCGCTGTTACTAACCTAGCTAACGAAGAGTCTGGTGCAGAGCCAATGGGTATGCCTCCAGAGTCAGGCATGGAAGAACCAATGCCAGGTATGCCAGGTGAAGAAGATATGGGCGGTGAAGACGAGTTTGCATCAGCAGATGCGGCTACATCACGTGAGATGCGCGAATCAATGATCCGTGAAAGCATCTATCGTGGTGATCGACTAATGAAGATTTTAGGCTCACGTTAATATGCGTTTATTCGAAGCGGTCAGTGATGTTGCAAACTCACTGGCCGTATTTTTTACCAATAAAATCGGCACCGCTGATGAAATGGGCCAACCCCTAGAGCTGAGCTACGAAGATCCAGAATTGATTGGCTTCATGCATTCACAGGGACTAGGCGAACTAAACTATGACGCACTAGACAGTCTACTCAAAGATCCGAGTAATAAAGAACTAAAGAATGCCGTAAGATCTTGGGACAGCCAAGGTATCAAACTCAAAACCAAAGTAGGCGCACAAGATCAAGAAACTAACCTTACCAGAAATTCATCAGCTGGTAAAAGCGTAGATCAAATGGCCCACAACGTGGTTGCAAAAGGTAGATAAAGAAAGTAAAATAAGGCATGGACCTTATAACACCACCTCCGTACGCAGAACGGATTCAATATAAAAATTGCAAACAAGTAAATGACCCTGTAACTCGTAAACGAGTTTACGTCACTCCAGACGGCGAAAGCCTCCCTAGCGTTACTACCATCCTAAGTGCTACCAAAGATATGACAGCCATCAATGAATGGCGCAATCGTGTTGGTCATGAAAAAGCCAATCAAATAACCAAAGAAGCCGCAGGCGTTGGTACTAGTATGCATGGCAATCTAGAAAGATTCTTGGCAGGATTAGATCGCCAAGTTGGTGGAAATCTAGTACACGATCAAGCACATAAGATGGCCGATGTCATTATCGAAAAGGCTATCAAGGACCTAGATGAGTTTTGGGCTATGGAACAAAGCCTATACTTTCCAGGATTATATTCAGGAACTACGGACCTAGTAGCTGTGTATAAAGGTAATCCTAGCGTGTGCGACTACAAGCAGACTAACAAGCCAAAAAAAGCAGAATGGGTAGATGATTACTATATGCAATTGATGGCCTATATATTAGCACATAATGAAGTATATGGTACAGACATCCGAGAAGGTCACGTGTTTATGTGTTCTAGAGACCTGCAATATCAGCAATTTGATATATGGCCCTCTGACTTTAATAAATGGCAAGATGCCTGGTTAAACAAGGTCGAAGAGTATTATAAACTAGGCCTATAAGGCTCCAAGCAACTGCTAGCATAATAAGATAAATATCCGTACAACGAGGATATTACAACATGGCAGTTTTACAGATATCGAAAATTCAGGTCAGACGTGGCCAAGAACTAGTAACAGGTGTACCACAATTATCGGCAGGTGAGTTCGCTTGGTCGACTGACGTACAAAAACTCTACATAGGTAACGGTAGTACTGCTAGTCCTTCAGTGGGCGGCGACGGAGCACCTACTGTAGGTAATACTGAAATCCTAACTGCCAACAGTATTTCTAATGGTAATCTATTCAGCTTAGAATCATATCAGTATCAAAAGAACAATCCCGTTATTCAAACTGGACCTACTAATTTTCCAGTTATCAGAACACTACAGTCTAAACTAGACGACTCTGTTTCAGCATTTGATTTTGGTGCCAAAGGAGATGGTGTCAATGACGACACTAAATCTCTACAACAGGCTCTTACACAACTGTATGCTAACACAGATGCCAGCATACCATCTAGTAGAAAGACTCTTCGTATTCCTGCAGGTACCTACAAGATTACTGGTACTCTGTTTGTTCCTCCTTACGCTAGTATCGTGGGAGATGGTATGGACAAAACAATCATTAAGCAATTAAGCACAGGTAGCGCAGTTCTACAGTTCTGCGGACTTAATGCACAGGGTGTGTTAACCACATGGGATGCACATAACATATCAGCTGGAAGATATCAACCACAGAATATTTCTGTAGAAGGAATGACAATTGGTTATGATACCTATCTAGCAGAATTTGGACAACAAGGTTTACTAGAAGCAGATTGCGCTGTGGATTCTAGAATCCACAACGTTAAATTTGAAGGTGCAGGCCAAACTCCGAGTACTGTAGCAGGTATTGAAATCAGGGGACTAGGTCAAACTACAACTAAGAATCTCAGAATTTCAAATTGCATATTTGAAAACTTAGGTAACGGTGTCCTATCATTTTACGACAGCAGTGAAATTTATATTAGCAACAGTGAATTCCGTAATCTAAATGTTGGAATTGATTTCTTTGACTACAGATCAGGTGGAAACAATTGGCCACAGGTAGCACCATTTGCTTCAGGACAAGTATCTACAGTTGGACCCCAACACGTTCTAATACAAAGCAACCGTTTTGAAAACATCTATCAACAGGCTGTGTTCGTCGGTACTAATTCCACTAACGTTTCTACATTCATCAACAGCGTCAATAATGGATTCTTTAATTGCGGTAACTTTACAGGCACAGAAGCTCAACAGAGTTACGAAGTATTAGGATTCTATACACCCGGTAATACTAGCGTTAATGACTATTTCTTTAGGATAGATGAAAATAATACTACAACAAACGCATCATCTAAAATACTTCCGGCTGTAAATGGTCCGGCAGTATATCTACAGGGCAAAGGTGTACAGGCCATTACCCTACAACCTGCATTAGTAGTTTATCAACCTTTACTCACAGTGGCCAAGACCAAAACTGATCAAGTTATAAAGTTATCATATGTAGCTTCACAGTCATCGGTTGGTGTTACACGCAGAGGCGATCTTTCAATAGTATGTAATACTAACAATCCTGTTATCACAGACGCCTATACCTACATCGGTCCTGATGATGGACAGATTGGTTTTACTGCTACAGTCAGCACCTTGTCTAATGCACTATCAATCAGTGCTTTAGTTCCTTATTCAACAACACTCTTAGAATTCACCTATAGTCAATTGTACTAAGCATGTTCAAAACTCCACCGGACGACCGGTTAACTCGATGGGCGGATTTTAGGCTCACGCTTGAGGAATCAGAGGATCCACTAAAAGATGTAGCTGTCTTTTGGAAACAGGCTCCGCTCATTCCCCACAACTCAAAAATAGATCCATACTACCAGGCCAGTTGGCCTACTCCTTGGGAAATCATAGTGGAAAATCGCTACGATGATTTTACTCTAAGTGTCATGATGGCGTATACTTTATTATACACCGATAGATATAAAGATTCCAAAATAGAAATCAAAACACTCGTTGACGCCGACAATAACAGACTGTATAATGTAGTTTATATAGATGAAAGTATGGTTTTGAATTTCTTGGACGGAGAAGTAGTTACTGCTGATAATGTACCTAGTTTATACAGGCTGGAAAATCTGGTCACCTTAGAAAGACCAAGGTAAATATAGGTTCCAGCGAAAAGAATCTAGTCAAGGTAGTTGCTTGACCATAACAATAAAAATTAGATAGGTAAAGAATGATTACAGTAGTCAAGCGTAGTGGCGAACGAGTTCCACTAGACATAGCAAAAATACAGAGACAGGTGGCATTTGGTTGTAAAGGCATAGATGGGGTTAGTCCGTCGATGATTGAAATCAAAGCCCAAATAGAATTACATGACGGCATGACTACCGAAACAATCGACGAGCTACTATTAAAGGCGATGGTAGACTTAATCGATGAAGAAGAAAATCCAGAAATCAATAATGTAAATTATCAATACGTAGCAGGCCGACAAAAAGTCAGCATGTTGCGTAAAGAAGTGTATGGCACATACACACCACCTTCCCTATATGACATCGTTAAAAAGAACATAGATTTGGGCATGTACACGTCTGAACTATTAGACTGGTACACTAAAGAAGAATGGGACATTATCGATCTGTTTATCGATCATGCCAAAGATGAAGAATATACCTATGCGGCTATCGCTCAATTAGCAGAAAAATATTTGGTACAGAATCGTGCCACTGGTAAGATTTATGAAACGCCACAAGTACGATATGCTATTGCGGCCGCTACTGCCTTTCACAGCGAACCTAAAGATAAGAGATTAAAATATGTTAAGGAATATTATGAATGTGCAAGTGACGGGCACTTCACTCTTGCCACACCTGTCCTTGCTGGCCTTGGAACTCCTACTAAGCAGTTTAGTAGTTGCGTCCTTATTAGTAGTGACGATACGTTGGATTCGATCTTTGCGGCAGGAGAGATGATGGCCAAATATGCCAGCAAACGTGCAGGCATAGGATTAGAATTGGGAAGAATTAGACCTGTCGGCGCCCCAATTAGAAATGGTGAGATCAAGCATACCGGTATGATTCCATTCCTTAAGAAATGGTTTGCCGACTTACGTTCATGCTCACAAGGTGGCATTCGTAATGCATCATGTACAGTTACATTTCCCGTCTGGCATGCACAGTTTGAAGACCTTATTGTTTTAAAGAATAATCAAGGCACAGAAGAAGTTCGTGTGCGTCAAATGGACTATAGTGTAGTAGTCAACAAGATGTTCTGGAATCGTTATCGCAAAGGTGAAAACATTACCTTATTCGATCCGCATGAAGTCCCAGACTTGTATCAAGCATATTATCGTGACTCCGCAGAATTTGAAAAACTATATCTAAAGTATGAACAAGATAAGACAAAGAAAAAGAAAGTACTATCAGCAGAAGATGTATTCAAGAATGGTATCCTTAAAGAACGCACTGACACGGGTAGGATTTACCTCGTTAACATTGACAACGTTATTAACCAAGGCCCGTTTGATACCCGCCTTGATCCGATATATCAAAGTAACCTCTGCCAAGAAATCCTATTGCCCACGAAGCCATTCCAAAGAATTGAAGACCCTGAAGGCAGGATTGCTCTTTGCACTCTTGGCTCAATAAATTGGGGAGCGTTTAATAATCCACAGCAGATGCGCAAAGCGTGTCGTGTACTTGTGCGTTCGTTAAGTAACTTATTAAACTATCAAGACTTTTTATCTATCCAGAGTAAACTGGCCAACGAAGATTTTGAGCCATTGGGTGTTGGTATTACTAACTTGGCCTACTGGCATGCTAAACGCAGTCTCAAATACGGAGATAAGGAAGCCCTAGCCGAAGTTAAAAAATGGATGGAACATCAGGCCTATTTCTTAACTGAAATGAGTGTTGAGCTTGCCCAGGAAAAAGGGCCATGCGGACGTAGTCAATACACTTATTATGGTAAGGGAGTATTTCCATGGGAGCGCAGAAACCCAGGCGTAGATGAGCTTACTGACTTTGCCCCTAGCGCCAATTTGGATTGGGAAGGACTACGCAAGAATGTCTTGCAATATGGTATCCGCAATGCCACACTAATGGCTGTAGCACCAGTAGAATCTAGTTCAGTAGTTTTAAACTCTACTAACGGAATCGAAATGCCAATGGAATTGATTAGTGTAAAGGAATCAAAAGCTGGATCGTTCGTACAGGTAGTACCAGAATACAAACGTCTAAAGAATCGTTACCAATTGATGTGGGACCAAAAAGATTGCGATGGCTATCTAAAAACATCCGCGGTTCTAGCGGCCTATATCGATCAATCGTTGTCCACTAACACATTTTATAATCCTGCACATTTCGCAGAAGGTAAGGTTCCTGGAACACTAATCGCGAAAAATCTAATGCTGGCTTACAAGTGGGGCATCAAAACTATATACTATAGTCTAATTAACAAAGTCGGCGCCAAAGCTTCTGTAACTGGCACCAGCACTAATACTATTGGAGTCAATGGACATGCCAATGGTATCATCACCGCAGACAACGCTGTGCTTTACGAAGCCATCGATGATGACTGCGAAGCTTGTAAATTATAATAAAAGGCAAAAAATGAGTAAAGCACAATACGACATTAGTCGTCAGACTAATTACCTAAAAAGAAAAATGTTCTTGGATCCAGAAGGACCAGTTACTGTACAACGATTTGAAGAAGTTAAGTATCCTAAGATAGCCAAGTATGAAGAAACAGCACGTGGATTCTTTTGGGTACCAGAAGAGATCAGTCTCACCAAAGACAAAATAGATCATAAAGATGCCACTGACGCCGTCAAGCATATCTTTACCAGCAATCTGCTACGTCAAACAGCTTTAGACAGCATACAGGGTCGTGCGCCTAATCAAGTGTTTAGCCCAGTTATCTCAATTCCAGAATTAGAAGCTCTAGTCAGCAATTGGAGTTTCTTTGAAACAAACATTCATTCAAAATCATATTCACACATTATCCGTAACGTGTATGGTGTACCTAAGGAAGAATTTAATAAGATCCATGATACTACTGAAATCGTAGAGATGGCCGCTAACATTGGCAAATACTATGAGAATCTACATAGAATTAATTGTCAAAAAGAAATGGATGGGAGTGTTAATGAAGAAGAACATATCAAAGCCATTTGGTTGGCTCTTAATGCCAGTTACGCTCTCGAAGCCTTCCGCTTCATGGTATCATTTGCAACTTCTCTTGCTATGGTAGAGAACAAGATCTATATTGGCAACGGCAATATTATTAGTCTTATACTACAGGACGAAATACTCCATGCAGAATGGACTGCCTTTTTGATCATGCAAGTAGTAAAAGAAGACGACCGATTTGTTAAAGCCAAACAGGAGTGCGAACAAGAAGTTTACCAAATGTATCTAGATGTCATCCGAGAAGAAAAGGCATGGGCAGATTATCTGTTCAGTAAAGGTGTAGTCATCGGATTGAATGCACAGATTCTAAAAGATTTTGTTGACTATACAGCATTTACTCGCTTGAAAGAAATTGGTATCAAATATCTTGAGGATCATCCTCGCCAGAGTCCAATCCCCTGGTTTAACAAGCACGTAAATATCAATAAGAAACAAACAGCATTACAAGAAAACGAATCAACTAATTATGTTATCGGGGTAATGAGCGATAACGTAATTTACGAAGAACTACCGGAGTTATAAAATGAAAGCTATTGTATGGAGTAAAAATGCCTGCCCTTTCTGTGATCAGGCCAAGAATCTGCTCAAACTGAAGGGTATTGAATTTGAAGAGCGCAATGTAAGTAAAGATTGGACCAAAGAGCAACTGCTAGAAGCAGTACCTACTGCGAGGACAGTACCGCAGATATTTTTAGATGAGGAACTGATTGGTGGATTCACAGAGCTCAAAAAATACTTTAATTCTTAATGATCCTGCAGACGAGGATGTGGTTACTATCGGCGATGGCATAACAGATGGGCTATCTTACAGCGTAACCGCTCCGGTAACAGGCAGTTACTATTCTACAGCGACTATGAATTACGGCAACATTACTATTAGTAATGGCGGTTCTAGTGGTAGTGGTTTTCTCTACAGTAATGGGGCTGGCAATTCTTGGAGCACTATCACAGCAGGAACAAACACGCCTAGCCTACATGTAACAGGTGAAGCCGAATTTGAAAATGATATTACTATCAAAGGTGTTAGCATCATCAAGACACTAAATGACATCAACAAACGTCTAGCGATATTAGTCCCAGATCCGGAAAAACTCGAACACTTTGAGGCACTTAAAAAAGCCTACGATCATTATAAGATGATAGAAGCACTTTGTGAACTTCCCAAGGAACAAAATGACTCCTAAAGATCCACAAGTTGAAAAACTAGAACAACGTATAAAAGAACTTGAAAGAGTCGTAAAGATCCTAGCAGGTAAAATTTCTTATCTCGAGCGTGAGAATACACGTAGGAAAGATAATATTAATAATATTGCACAACACATTACTAGAAAGTAAAATTAAATGAATGTTAGACTACTTAGTTACTCACAGCCAACTAAAGAATTCGCCGAGCTGGGTATCGGCGACGCCCAGGAACTCATTGCCTATTGCGCCCGTGTGTCCAATCCAAGCAATCAATTCAATACGGAAACATCCGAAAAACTTATACGATACCTTATCAAACACCAGCACTGGAGTCCTCTCGAAATGGTCTCAGCCTGTCTCGAAATCACCACTACCAGAGACATTGCAAGACAAATACTTAGACATCGTAGCTTCAGCTTCCAGGAGTTCAGTCAGCGATATGCTGACCCTACTAAAGACCTGTCGTTTGTATGTAGAGAAGCACGATTGCAAGATACAACTAACAGACAAAACTCAAGAGAGCTTGACCTCGAGGACGATATGCACAGACAGATCGCGTATCAATGGGAAAATCTACAAAGAGATATCATTGATAAAACTAGATCGGCCTACGAATGGGCTATCAGTCGTGGCATAGCTAAAGAACAAGCTCGTGCAGTCTTACCTGAAGGACTGACTGTTAGTCGAATGTACATGAATGGTACTCTGCGCAGTTGGGTACACTACATTGATCTACGTAGTGCTAATGGCACACAACTAGAACATCAGGAAATCGCTATCGCTTGTGCAAAAGTAATAGCCGAAGTATTTCCAATGGCTTCTACACTATAATGTCATGTCAAATCTAGCAAAGGGGCGAGATAGCTACGATTCGACTAGTACAGGACTAATAGCATTTTTTAATAGGAACATAACTCCTTATCCTACAGAAGTAGGTGGCCCTGCGTTTGACCTAATACCTGTAGAAAAGCAAAAAGACCTAATGGTTAATATTGCTCGTATGCACGGCCAGCAGGAATACAATCGTATTATGGAATTGGTAAGTGTTTTACAAAAGCAAGCTGAATCTATAAAACGAAGATTAGAAATCACAGATGCTGTACATGCGGCCAAATACCAGTTCCAAGTAGCACACGGTCAGATATATTGGCTGGCATGGGACACTAGGCATAAATGTACTTTACTAACACACCACGGACCAGATGATTGGTCTACTGGTAAACCAGAAAATTACGACTATATTGCCCAAGTAAAATACTTAGGGGATTACAGTTGGCAAGAAGTTGACAAAGAGGGAAATTATGTTAATCAATAAAGGTCTAAGCAACGGAGACGTTGTAAGTATTAAAATACTCAACGGTGATGAGATCATCGCACGTTTTGAATCAGAAGATAAAGATACTGTTACTATCAGTCGTCCACTAGCTCTTACTATGGGCGCACAGGGGTTGGGTATGATTCCTTGGGTTTTTTTAGGTAATTCAGAAAAGATTACTCTACAGCGTAATCATGTATTCTTTGTTGTTCCAAGCAAGAAAGATGCGGCTGATCAGTATATGGAAGGCACCACTGGAATCGCCCTGGTTAAATAATAGTTTAACTAAGGAAGAATTATGTCTACTCCGTGGATTAGCAGTAGTATACAAAGGTTTAGTAGCGACCCAGGCGTCCACGACCTTTATAAATCAGACAATGTTTTTGTTAACGGTGTTAATGTCGTCCTGTACGATGTTCCGGGAGAAAGCCCTGCACAAGCCGCGGCTACCTTAGCCAATATTAGCCTAGACGATGTATTCCATAGTCAAGGTCCAGAAGCGGCCGATAAGGCACAGCAAGCACTTGTAACAGCCGGGATCATAAGTCAAGCAGAATACGACAATGCCAAAACAGCCGCGGCTGACAAGAATAATATCGACTCTGCAGGCAGTGCGTTTACAGGAACTAGTGCCATTATAGGATTGGCTAATTTTGCCAACATTCAAGCTCCTGTTCCTGACACACTTCAATTGACGCCTAATGGTACCACAATGTCTACTATGATACGCAAAGTCACATTCCCTAAACATAATGTTCAAGCTCAGAAGGGGCTAACTGTTCCTCAGATTGTAACAAATTTAGCTAACCTAGCTCAGAACATTTGGGAACCATTAAAGGCTCAGTATCCGGACGCCTTTATCACTAATACGTTCCGCGAAGGTGAAAATCAAAGCCAACACGGCACAGGGCAAGCTATGGACATACAGTTCCACAAATTGCCATCTAGCCAATATCTAGCCCGAGCACAATGGATGCGAGATAACCTACCATTTGATCAACTGTTGCTAGAATGTCATACCAGCGGTGCTCTTTGGATACACGTCAGCCATTACAGCGGATATGGTGTAAAAGTACAACCAATTAACAAAGTAGCCTACATGATAAATGACGCTAATTTTACTCCAGGTCTGAAAGATTTAAGCACAGTTCCTGGTGTACGTCAATTTCCTGCGGCTTAAATATAGTATCCGTTAAGCGTAGTTGCATAGCAATTCCAGAATATTATCAGACGAGGGTAGATCTTAACGGGCTCGTCACCGATAAATAATCGTATGACCCTACAATCCTCTGGCCCAATTTCAATAAACGATATAGATAACGAACTGCGTAGAATCCATTCGTCTTCCGATCTCGGGTCGGCCAATCCTAGAAAACTTGCTGGTATAAGTAGTGGACCTATTAGTTTAAGAGATTTTTATGGCAAAAGCCTAACCTACTCGGTAGAATATTTGGTAGTTGGAGGGGGAGGCGCTGGAGGAAGTTGGCAAGATTCTGTTGGTGTTGGTGGTGGCGGTGGAGCTGGCGGCTTAATCCGAGGAACTGCTATTTTAACACCGGGTCAGACCTACACAGCGGTAATAGGTATGGGCGGGCAGGCTAATGGCGGGAATGGCGGTGATTCATCCTTAACTGGGTATGGTATTTCAATACCGACTGCGATCGGTGGTGGCGGTGGCGGAACAATTAGCGGCAGTGGTGCCCCTGGTGGTTCAGGCGGTGGTGGTGCAGGTTATCGCTTTGGCGGGACTGCCGGCGGTTCCGGTACTGCAGGACAAGGATATGATGGCGGTGGCAGTTCTGGCGGAGGTAACAATCCGGGTGGCGGTGGAGGTGGTGGTGCAGGCGGACCCGGTCAAGGTGGTTCCGCAAGTAGCTACGGAAATGGTGGCCCCGGAGTACTAGTTTCATTCAATGGTACGCCTTATTATACTTTCGCAGTTGGTGGAAATAGTGGTAGTGCAAATGATGCAGATCCTGGCACCGGCAATGGCGGAGGCGGATGGACTGGTCCTTATGGGCCAGGCCGTGGCGGAAATGGTGGTTATGGCACTGTAATACTTGCCATACCTACCGCATTTTTTACTGGTAACCTTAGCGGATATTACAGTATAGGGTATGGTACTATACCTGGATATAACGTAGTCAGCTTTGGTGTAGGTTCATTAGGTGGATCTGGAGGAAGTTATACTGCATAACCAAATATTCCTTAGGTTGACAACATCCCTAGATTGTTGTATAATACTAAAACTTTAACTAAGAAAGGTGCTATATGCCAAGTCCACGTAGAGTTAGTCAAATTTTAAAACGTAAAACCTCTTCAAGTGTTTTGGGTAAGCGTAAAGCTAGTCCAAAACCTAGAAAACGCAAGTAAAGAATTGTTGTAATCCCTTCAAAGCGAAGGACTTCTGGACGTGGGTTCGACTCCCACCTGGTCCACCGAAGTATATTAGAATCCGTAAAAAGATCAGGTTTGGTATCCCAGTCACTGTCTTGGCATAGCCAGCATACTTAATAAACCGTAGTATATTTCGTTGGGCCAGCCATGGTTTCGACAGGGGTAGATAGTAGAGACGGCAACACAGTAGGCGATGACTGTAAATCAAGCAAAACATACAAATGCAAAAACATTTGAATTCAAGACATTCAGCGTAGAAGAAGTTGCTAGCAACGACTTCGCGTTCGAACTAGCGGCCTAAGAAACCGCACTTGCGAGGCAACTATGCCTTGTCATCCAAAATAGTAAGAACCCGCTTTGGCGGGTTTCTTTTTGATTCTTGTAAACTTTCCTCGGGACTAGCACGTTATTAGTGTATATAAACCCAAGGAGGGTATTATGTTAATGAGGACTAGGAATGAGAGAGTTTTGGATAGTTACCGCGATGATGTTAAGTCTCCTAAATATGAATCAGGCTGGAGCAACATCTGTGGATGTGGTAGCAAGTGGTGCGATACAAAAAGAACACACCCGTGCAGTTACTACGAAGGTAAAAAGAAAGACCACACTCAAAGGTGAGATTGTCCGATATGGATTAAACGATGACGAAATCGTCATTGACGATGATATCACGTTTGGCAGAAATCGTAATAAAATAAAACTACAACAAGAAGATCAAGACGAACTTAGTGATTATGTTAAGTTTAGATTATTCTTAGCTAGACAACTTGCCATGCGCAAATATCATCAAACTTGGGGTTGACTAGAAAGCCCTAGTACTGTAAACTATCGGCTATGAACCACAAAGACGAATTCGAATACAACAATGAAGAAGAAGCCGAAATGGCTCAGATTCATTCCATCCACATGCATATGAATGCAGTCGCTGAAGTTCAGCGTAAGTTAGAAAAACAAGCTGAACAGCCTAGCCTAGAGGAATGCGAAGACTGTGGGGAAGAAATTCCCCTAGCCCGAAGAGAAGCAATTAGAGGGGTACAGCGTTGCATCCATTGCCAAGAAATTCTTGACAAACGTAAAAAACTCTACGGGGCCTAGGCCATTCCGCTCACGATAGTGATCAAACCAGATAGTGCTTGATCAAACGCAACGTGTTCTTGCAGAGTATTTGCTTGAGCTTCGATTTGGTTTTGAGTTTTTAGGTCTTCCAAAAGCTCAGCGGCTTCCTGCTTGCTAATTTGGCCTTCCTGTATAGCCTGAGCTATTTGAACTGCCTGTTGGCTTCGGCTACCTACTGTGGGATATCCTGCCAAGCTCATTAATTGTTGTATTGGGTCCATTATGGTCTCCTACGTTGTGCTACTGCTGATTTGATCGTGCCTGCGGCATCACGTATTGCATTTAATTTTAGAGTGCAATAGAATTTGGTGCGTGGTTCATTTGCGCCATAAGCCTTGTATGCTTCATCAACGACTTTATCCAAATTAATAGTCATGCTTTTGGTAATATCGTTATGTGGTAAATCTGCGCTATAGTTTACCAAAAATTGTGATTCTTTTTTAAGCTCAAAAAAGTTCTGCTTAGACACAGCCTGATCAGCACAGTCTGATTTATACCATTCTGCATTAGTATAGATCTTGTTTATTGCGCTATATTCTACAGGATCAAACGGTGCCGTTGGAGTTAACCAAGCACACCCCGTTAAAGCTGTTACTACTACGATTGATAGTAATTTGGACATAGTTAATCCTCCCATGCTATTTAACCAAAACATTTTGGTAAAATTTGCCATTGACAAATAATAGATAAAACCATATAATTGTAACTGTAGTATAACTAAAGGAGGTTCGTTATGAACGCAGATATTACGATTAATGCAGTTAAGAAGTTCTGTAAAGCTAATTCCAGCGATGAGCAGATTTGGTCTGGTAACACAGGCACTTATTATTGGAATATTGGCAAGATCACTTCACAAGGCATTGTCAACGGTGTAGTACGCAAGTTGGCAGGTATTGATGTAAGTGGCAAGCAGATTTGGGTAGTTGCAGGATCACTCAAAATTATGCCAGACGGAACTATCGCTCGTTTTACCGGTTTGAATAAAAAATTGGTAGCACAAGTGTTGTCCTTGCGTGAAGTACATGTTGCTGTTTCGGAAAAAGAAACTGTAGCTGTATAATATGAAATGGCTTTTACCAATTTGTTTGATAGTTACAGGACATTTCTTTTGGGCGATGTTTTTTTCAATCATTTTCATTATGAGTGAGTAAACTATGAGTATGCATTTGGAAGGTCCGTGGTTAAGCACTACGGGTAAGAAACGTGGCAAAGTAAAATGGGCTAGTGCTGAACACAAGCGTAAGGCTGAAGAAGCTGATCGTGCATGGAAGGAACTGCTCAAACGGCAAGGTATTGAACAGGAAGAACGCAAACGTAAACGTGCTATGAGTGCAGGTAATTTGACTAGCACTGGTTACAGTTTGGCTATTCCAGAAGGCCGTAATACCACAGCCCATATTCCCAGTAGAGACACAGGTGGCGGGACAGCTACACTTCCTCCTCCAAAAGTCTATACAGGAACTAAGGTCAAAGGTATTGCTACGATGCACAAATCAAACGCTGTTCCGGTATTTTCGGACGAACAAGCAGTTGATATTTCCAGAATGCGTAGGTAATGGTTGACCTATAGGTAAAACCGTGTTATACTAATAACACATTAACACACACAGGAGTTAGTTATGAAGAAGTTTATGTTAGTTCCAATCGTTGTAGCTCTTACCGCTTGTTCTGGTATGACTACACTGAAAACGGAAAATGTCAAAGAGAAACAAGTGCCTACTTGGTATTTGGATCACGCTGACATCGGTAAAGAAGGTTGGTTTTGGGATCGTCAAGGCATGTACTATGCTGTAGCCGAAGATGTAAGTCCTAGCATGGAAATGGCTGTTAAAAAGGCCACGCTCAAAGCTAAGGCTAAAATCGCTGATCGTGTTGCTGGTGAGTTATCAAATACAACTAGTATCAACTATCACGAAACAGGTGCGCCTTCCAATCCAACCGGCAAAGGTTCAGCTAGCGATGTGATCGTAAACAAGATCACTGATAACGTTTTACGCACTTATGGCGTAGACGAGAAGGCTGTTACATATAATCCAGAGCAAGGTAACTACCGTGCATTCATTCGTTTGAAGATCAGCCAGAAAGACGTGCAGACTTTGGCCGCGGCTTTTGACGCTAAGAAAGTCCAACAATGAAAAACAGGATACTAGCACTGGTCATTGCTGTAATTCCTACGCTGTTACTAGCGTGTCTTATGGTACTAACCGGATGCAGTTCTACTCTACATCGTCCGCCGACAGAGCAGATGTGCAATATGCGGAGCGAAACTGTGGCTACTCGAGATATGCAGGGTAACATCCTTAGTCAAAAGACTAAAGAAGTTATGGTATGCTCGGATGATCAGCTAGATCGAATTACTATCAAGAAAGCAGGTCTCGCTAGTAACTGTGGTGAGTATGTATATTATATCAATCTAAACGGAAAGGCAGTAGCTCAACGTGGAATCGCATGCCAAAAATTTGATGGCCGCTGGGAAGTGGTTAATAATTAGTTTGCTGTTGTCTAGCTCACAGGCTATGGCTTGGGGCTGGGGCAATAGGTTAGAAGCCGAAGATGAGCGATTGCTTATCCAAGCTGTGGCCATAGCATTGAACAACTCCCAAAACGGTGAAACTGTAGATTGGTATTCTAAGTACCATCCCGCGAATGGACACGTGAGAGTAGTTTACACGTATCCCACAGGAGATGGATTTTGTAGGGTGTTCCAAGCTGAAATCGTTATCAAAGGTGAATCACAATATTACCAAGAACGAGCATGTCAGCAAGTTGGAGCAAAAGGATGGCAGTTTTATAGATAAATAGGGAACAAGCATGTTAATAGGTTACTTAACTCTCATATCAGGACTGTTGATCAGTGCTGTTGCAATATACTATTCTGTAGAAGGATTGGTAGCCATTTATCCGGCTATGGTCATTCCCATCGTTATTATGGGCGTGGCTATCGAGTTAGGTAAACTTAGTCTTACAGTATGGCTAAAACAATATTGGGAACGTGCTCCTATATTCCTTAAAACTTATATGCTACCAGCTGTAGCAGTATTGATGCTGATTACATCGATTGGTGTATTCGGCTTCTTATCAAAAGCCCACTCGGATCAAAACTTAGTAAGTGGGGAAGTTCAATCTAAAATAGCTATATATGATGAAAAGATTAAAACCGCGAAAGAAAATATTGAGAGTAACCGTAAGCAACTTAAACAGATGGATGAGGCAGTGGACCAAGTTATGGCACGATCCCAAGACGAAAAGGGAGCAGACAAAGCCAATGCTATACGTAAAAGTCAGTCCCGCGATAGACTTGCTCTTGCCAAAGACATTGAAGCCAACCAGAAGATCGTTGTACAACTTAATGACGAAGCCGCACCAATTCGCGCCGAAGTACGCAAAGTTGAAGCAGAAGTCGGGCCGATAAAATACATTGCGGCATTTATATATGGTACTACACCAGACGAGTCAATGCTTGAGCGAGCAGTAACATGGATTATTATTCTAATTGTTATTGTATTTGATCCACTAGCAGTTATCATGTTATTAGCTGCACAGATGACCTTTGCATGGCACAAGCGTAACTGGATTGACGACCAAGAAGATGAATTGAATAATTCTGCGTTTGTAGCAGATGTAGGCGAGAAGCCAACAGAAGAAGAAAAAGCAGAATGGGAAGTACATCCAGATGAAGGTGTAGCCAATCCTGCACCAAAAGTTGATTATCAATTTTTAGAAGAATTCCACGAGCCCGACCACACAACGCCGGCGACTGCACTAGGAGGTGATATAACAGCGCCAGAAGAGCTTACAGCAGATTCAACCGAATCAGTAAGCGAGTTAGACAAATGGAATCGTATGATAGAAGAAGCCGAACGCGAAGTATCCAAATCGCAATCTACTGTAGAAGAAAGGCTTGCAACTGGGG